CGAGCGACAAGCAGAAGGAATTGTCCTGCGGGTACCGCTACGTCGCCGACATGACGCCAGGCACGTACGAGGGCCGCGCTTACGACGGCATCATGCGTGACATCGGCGGAAACCATGTCGCGATCGTAGAGGAAGGTCGGGCAGGACCCGACGTTCATGTGGCCGACGGTATCCCGAAAATCAGCATGGAGTGTTTCACAATGCCGACCGCTCTCTCCCGTAAGGCCGCACTCGTTCAGGGCGCGCTCATGGCCTCGCTTTTCCAAAAAGTAGCGAAGGACTCGAAGGTCGACCTCATCCCGATCCTGAAGGATGTGACCGCGACCAATTTCGATTCGAAGAAGACCGATATCTTCGAGGGTTTGAAGATCGCCTGCGACGGCAAGCTCAATGCCGGCGCATCGCTCGACGACATCGTTCCCGTGCTCGACGCGCTCAGCGCCGTTCTCCCGGTCGATGCGAAGGCCAAGGACGCCGACCCGGACCCCGACGACTACGATGAGACTGAGGAAGAGAAGAAAAAGCGCCTCGCCGCTCTCGCTGCCGCGCGCTCCGAAGGCGCCAAGGACACCGTCACCAAGGAAGCTATGGACGCTGCAATAGCCGCGGCCGAGGCCTCCGCTGTCGAGCGTGCTATGGCGATCGACGAAGCTCGCCGCGTCTGCCGTCCGTATGTCGGCGACATGGACACGAAGTTCGTCAATGCCGACTCCGTCTACCTCGCCGCCCTGAAGATCAAGGGTGTGAAGGAGGCAGAGAAAATTCATCCGAGCGCTTACCGCACGATCCTCGAAATGCAGCCGAAGGCCGCCGACGAGGCGCAGCGCGCCGAGCGCGAGCAGCATCGGCAGACGTTCGATGCTGGCCAGAAGAAGAGCTTCCTCGAACGCTATCCGAACGCAGCAAAAATCCGCGTCAGCGCCGCCTGATCACGACCTCCGGGGACCGAAAGATCGAGACGTAGGAGAAAGATATGGTTGGGTTCCAAACTGCATTCCGGTCCGGTCCGGCTCCCGGCATTGAAGGCGACTTTTGCTCCGCCAATCCGTGGGCGTCAGTAGTTGCCGGCCCCGGCGGTCTCGTTGCGGGTTCCAGTGGTCTCGTCGTTGGCCGATTCGCCTGGGTTGACCCATCAGTTGTCGACACCGACGAGGCTCCGGCGATTGCCAATAATTTCGGCTACGGCCCTGTCGCCGGCTTCGCGCATCGCGACATGCAGGGCACAATTCTCAGCTGGCCGCCCGGTTCTGGCGCCATCCCCAATGACCTGATGCGCATTCTGCCCGGCAAGGAAGTCACCTTGATGAGCAGGGGCGATTTCTGGGTCAGGAATGCTGGCGCCGCGCAAGCGCTTGTCGGTATGAAGGCCTTCGCGAACTATGCTGACGGAACTGTCAGTTTCGGGGTCCCCGGCGGAACTGGTGCAGGCGGCGCGTCTGTCACGGGCTCGGTCGCCGCAGGCTCTGCCTCTGTTACCGGTTCGATCGCCGACAACGTGTTGACAGTCAGCGCCGTAGGCTCAGGCACGTTGGTTCCTGGTGCGACGCTCTCCGGCACCGGTGTCGCGGCCAACACGCAGATCACCGATCAACTATCCGGCACGACGGGCGGCGTCGGCACTTACGCTCTGTCGATCGGTGAGCAGACGGTCGCCGCTACGACCATCACTGCGGCTTACGGCGTGCTGACGGTTTCTGCTGTTGGTTCTGGAGCACTTACCGTAGGCGACATGATTTCCGGCTCTGGCGTCGTAGCTGGTACGCGCGTCCGTGCGTTTGGTACGGGCACGGGTGGGACCGGCACGTACATCGTCGACAATAACACCGTCGTGTCTTCGACCACGCTCACCATGGGCGGCAGTGTCGAGACGAAATGGTGGGCCGTTAGTTCGGCCGCTCCGGGGGAACTGGTGAAAATTTCTGATCAGGCACTTGGCTGATCGGAGGCTTAGGACGCCCAACCCCTTAACGGAGTACCGCGATGAACTTCCAAGAATTGCAGGCGTCCTTCGCCGCTGACCGGGCGCACTTAGAGCAGCTCGGCATCGTGCTGCCGCAGGTTAGGGCCTACATGCCCGAGGGCTTGGTCAATGATCAGCCGGTCATGGACGCGCAGCCGCAGCTGTTCGCGCCACCGACCAACGGCGTACCGGCGTGGTTCACGACCTTCATCGATCCGAACGTCATCCGTATTCTGATGGCGCCCACAAAGGCGGCTCAGATTCTCGGCGAAGAGAAGCGCGGCGACTGGACGATGGATACCACCATCTTCTCGATCCTCGAGCACGCGGGCGAGGTCTCCAGCTATGGCGACTGGAACAACAATGGCAACGTGTCGGTCAACGAAGGTTGGACAACCCGCCAGGCCTACTACTTCCAGACCGTGAAGCAGTACGGCGAGCGTCAGGTGGCGCGCGCTGCGCTCGCAAAGATCAACTGGGTTGCGGAGCAGGACGCGGCAGCGGCCGACGTCATGAATCGCTTTATGAATTTGTCGTACCTGTTCGGCGTCGCCGGCATGCAGACGTACGGCATCCTGAACGACCCAGGACTGCAGGCTTCCATCCAGGCTGGCCTGAAGGCTTACGGAAACGCCACGCACACCTCGTGGCTATACGGTGGTATTCCGCAGGCTACCGCAAACGAAGTGTACGCCGACATCCAGGCGCTCTATACGCAGCTCGTTGCGCAGACGATTGGCGCCGTCGACACCGACACCCCGCTGGTGCTCGTCATGTCGTCGTTTGCCGAAACCGCGCTGACGATCACCAACTCGTTTGGCGTTAGCGTCCAGGACCTGCTGAAGAAAAACTTCCCGAACATCACGATCGTCACGGTGCCGGAGTTCGGCGCGCAGTCGTCTCTGAACCCGCACGGTCATCCGGGCGGCGAATTCTTGATGCTGTTCGCGAAGACCATCCAGGGCCAGCAGACCGGGTTTGCCGCCTATAACGAGAAGATGCGCCAGCATCCCCTCGTGCCGGATATGTCTAGCTTCAAGCAGAAAGTTTCGGGCGGGACCTGGGGCGCGGTCTTCAAGTACCCGGTGGCCGTCGCGACGATGGTCGGTATCTAAGGGAATTGAGGGCGCTGCCCCCGCAGCGTCCGCGACTAGGGGATCGCCTTTATGGGAGACACAATTACGGTCGCATGCGCTAGGCCTAATGGCCTCGTGCTGCGCATTTTCGATTGGACTGAGGTGCCGGAGCCCATGCAGGGCGGCGGCTCGAAGATGGTGAAGCGATCCGTCGAAGTTGATCGCATCAAGCTCAACGGCTACTGGGACATCATCCCGCGCGAAGAGCGCGACTCGCCGCGCGCGATGACTGCGCGCCACGGCCTGACGCACGGCGTCGATAAGGCGCTCTACGAAAAGTGGGTGCACCAAAATAAGGAAAACCCGCTGGTCAAGAACAAGATTGTGTTTGGCGCGAGCGAGCCGACGGTCAAAGAAGTGGCGAAAGAGCTGCAGGGTGAGCAGCGCTACAAGGGCCACGATCCGCTCGACCCGACCGTTGTCTTCAACAATGGCATCGGCCGTCCGAAGGACCCTCGCTTCCCGCGCAAGGTCGACGGTACGCCGGCAATCGAGCCCGCTGATCGCAAGAGCGCATGACCGTTGATGTCGCCACATTCAAAGAGGCGTTCCCCGAGTTCGCCAGTAACGCCGATGCTCAGGTCAGCTTTTGGCTGATGCAGGGGGTGGCGACTCTTAACGCGCGTCTTCTCGGCAACCAGTACGATCTCGCGGTGATGCTCTTCGCTGCACACTTCGTCGCCGGCTCGATCCAGAATCAGCAGGCCGTCGCAAATGGCGGCGTACCCGGCCAGTCGATCGGGCCTGTAATCTCGAAGGCTGTCGGGCCTGTTTCGAAGACCATGGGCACGTTCTCGGTCGACCCGCGCGCCGGTCAGTACAACAATACCACGTACGGCCAGCGCCTGTGGGCGCTGATGAGGGCTACGGCGGCGGGTGGGGTCTACATAAGGCCTCGCACGCGGCTCAATGCATGGCCTTCTGACAGGCTTGCAGGCATTGCCGGATACGATCCGGTAAGGCGGTGGTAGATGGCCATCTCGGTCAAGACCGACCGCATCCCCGAAATGCTGAAGGCCGTCGAGAACCTCACGAAGAAAGAGGTGCTCGTAGGCATTCCAGCTGGCGCTGATCGGCCCAATGATGGCCCACCCAACGCACTGCTTGGGTATGTGCATGAGTTTGGTAGTCCGGCCCGCAATATCCCTCCCCGCCCTTTTTTGCATCCAGGCATCCGCTCTGCGCAGGCGCAGATCGAGGCGGCATTCCGCAAGGGCGCTGACGCGGCGCTCGATGGCGACGAGAAGGCCGGCGACGTCGCGCTGAATTCCGCCGGTCTCATCGGGATGACCGCGGCAAAAAAAATGATCACGAGTGGTAGTTTTACACCGCTCAAGCCTGCGACCATCGCGGCGCGCCGCCGCAAGGGTTTCTTTTCTGAGAAGCCGCTTGTGGTTACGGGATCACTGATCAACTCGATCACGTATGTGATCCGTCCCAAGGAGGCATGACATGCCTCTTCAGGATGTCTCCGACGTTCTCGACGACGCCGATTTCTCGGACTTCTTTGATGTCGTGCGGCCGGGCGTGCTCGCGCAGGACACCGGCGTACCGTTCGAGCAGGATACCACCTTCAATAGCGTTGCCGGAGTGGTTGCCCCGGCGTCGTCGGGGACGCTGCAGCTCCTGCCTGAAGGCTCGTTCCAGCAGGGCACTATCACCATCATCACACGCTTCCGTCTGCAGACCGGCTCCGGGGTTGGCTACCAGGCTGACCGTGTCGTCTGGCATGGCGGAACCTACACGGTCGTGAACGTCAGCGACTGGTCTGGTTACGGGTCTGGTTTCGTGCAGGCGACGGCGACGTTGACGGGCGTCAATCCGCCGGGGGGCCCGATATGACCTACCCGACGCCGAATAGTTCGACTGGTGGATATCTTCAGCCGTTCTCGCAGGTCACTGACGACCTGAACCTAGACGAATTTTTTCAGGGCGTCGTGCGCGGGATCAGCGGCATATCCGGTCAGTACGTGCGCCCGCGGTGGCTACCGGTACCGCAGCCGGAGCCGCCCGTAAATGTCGACTGGGTTGCGATCGGCGTCATCGACGAAATTCCCGACGGGAACGCGCAGGTCCAGCACTTCAAAGGGACGCCTGCCAATTATTACGACGATACCGGAGACGGTTTCGACGAGGAGCAGCGCCATGTCGTTCTCGAACTTATGGCTTCTTTTTATGGGCCAAATGCACGCCGCCTCGCTAATTTATTCAGAGACGGTCTCTACATCGCTCAAAATCGAGAGCAGCTTATTCTTGCCGGGATGGCGTTCGTCAACGCCGATACGGCTCGTCACGTCCCGGAATTAATAAATAATGTCTGGCGGAACCGCGTGGACTTAACTTTCCGCGTCCGTCGTGTAATTCTCCGTGTCTACGGTGTCGAAAACCTGCTAGAGGGTGTCGGCACGATTGTGACGGATCAAGGAAGTGTAGAAGGCGAAGCGCGGGGGACGGAGCCTTTCGATACGGCGAACGTGAGAACGCCGTGAAAAAGGAGCGCTGTTCATGCCCAAGGGACTAAGTCTCAGCGACGTCGTCAACGTCACAGTCAATCTCAGCCCCCTCGCGGCTGCGTATCGTAATTTTGGCGCCACGCTTCTTCTCGGTGACAGCGACGTCATCGACACCAACGAGCGCATCCGCCAATATTCCGAGATGGTGCAGGTCGGCGAGGACTTCTCGTCCACATCGCCGGAATTCCTGGCGGCCGAGATATTCTTCTCGCAGGAGCCTGAAAACAGCATCCTATACATCGGACGCTGGGCCAGCACGCCGACGCATGGCGAGCTGCACGGCGCTATTCTACCGCCCGTGCAGCAGATCATGTCGAACTTCACAGGAATCTCCAATGGTTCGATGCATGTGGTCATTAACGGGACCGGTCACGACATCACGGGTTTGGATTTCACTGGTGCGCTCAATCTGAATGGTGTCGCCTCCGTACTGCAGACCGGCGTCGCTGCCGCAGTCTCAGGCTCGACCGTGAAGTGGGACCTCGAGCAGGAGCGCTTCACGATCACCAGTCCGACGACGGGCGTTGCGTCGACGGTCGGTTACGCTACGGCTGTTAGCCCGCCGGCCGGAACTGATGTGTCCGGCATTTTCGGATTCACCAATACCGTCAACACGCCCGCCCCGATCGTTGGCGTGCTCGCCGAGAGCCTTGTCGATTGTCTGCAGACGCTGGTCGATATCTCCTCGAAGTGGTACGCGGTGCTTGTCGCTGCGACCAATGCCCCAGCCGATGCTGATTATCTGAATGCGGCAGCCTACATCGAGGCAGCTGGCAGTGCATTTAATAGCCGAATCCTCGGTATCACGACGCAGGAAACAGGTACGCTTGACGATACGATCCAGGCCGACTTGGCGTCCGAGCTGAAGGCCGGCGGGTATAATCGCACCTTCATTCAGTATTCTTCGACGAATCAGTACGCTGCGTTCTCGCTGTGGGCCCGCCAGTCCACCGTGAATTACGAGGCGAACAACACGACGATCACCCTGAAGTTCAAGCAGGAGCCTGGCGTCGTCGCCGAGTACCTTACGGAGACCTGGGCGCAGACGTTGAAGGACAAGAACTGCAACGTCTTCGTCGAATACCAGAACGATACCGCTATCATCCAGGAAGGCGTGATGTCGGGCGGTTACTACATCGACGAGCGCGTCGGCGCCGACTGGTTCCAGAACCGCATTCAGACTGACGTTTACAATCTGCTCTACCAGTCGCCGACGAAAATCCCGCAGACCGACGCAGGTACGCACCAGATCGTCAACACGATCAACAAGTCGTGCGACGCGGCGGTCAACAACGGGTGGGTCGCGCCTGGTGTCTGGAATGTCGCCGGCTTCGGCCAGCTCAATCAGGGGGACACGCTCACTTTGGGTTACTATGTCTACGCCCCGTTGGTGGCGACGCAGGCGCCCGCGGATCGCGAGCAGCGCAAATCGGTGCCAATTCAAGTCGCGGCGAAGCTCGCTGGCGCGATCCACAGCGTCAATGTCGCAGTAACTGTTAACCGCTGATTAGGAGCTGATCGATGGCTGCGAACACCTATAGCTTCTTAGACGTCGCTTGCGCCATCAGCGGTCCTGGCGGCGACGTTAATCTCTCGACTGGTGTAGGTGTCGACAAGGGCGGCATCACGATGGCCGAGCTGGAAGACAAGGCGACGATGGTGGTCGGCGCCGACGGCGCGGTGATGCACTCGCTGCACGCCAGCAAGGCAGCCAGGGTCACCATCCGCCTGCAGAAGACCAGCGCCGCCAACGCCGCGCTGAATGCGATGTACAGGTACCAGACGACAAGCGCCGCCTACTACGGTCAGAACACGATCACCGTGCGCGATCCTGTGCGCGGTGACATCGCGACCTGCCAGCAGTGCGGCTTCGTGAAGCATCCAGACCTCGTGTACGCCGAGGACGGCGGCATCATGGAATGGACCTTCAACTGCGGCATCTACGATCCGAAGGTTGGCGACGGATTCCCGATCTCCAACATTAACCAGGGAGCAGCGTAAATAGGACATGGGTGAGTTTCAGATCGGGGGATATGCGTACAGGAACGCGCCTATGGACCCTATTACTCAGTTCCACGTAGCTCGGAAGGTTGCGCCCGTCATGGGGGCATTCAAAGACTCTGAGCTTATCAGGGCAGCCATCTCGTCGGCGCCAATGACAGACGACGAGCGGGTGGCGGCAGCGATTGCGATGATCGAGCCGCTGACCCAAGTTTTGGCGCAAATGAAGGAGGAGGACGCGAACTACGTCCTCGACAAATGTCTGTCAGGGGTGGTGCGCTGCAAGGGCGAGGTGACCCCGGGTAATCCGTGGACCGCGATCTGGAACCGCTCCGCGCAGACCATGATGTACTCCGACGTCGACATGGCGACGATGATGCGTATCGTCTTCAATGTGCTGATGGAGTCATTTTCCGGTTTTTTTCCCGCAAGCCTCTCACCTTCAGTAGGCGTGGTGCAGGGGCGGTAGATTTCGAATCCGTCCAAATGGAGGATGGAGAGGACTGGCTTATGCGGCCAGTCGTACGCGGGCTGATCGGGTACGAGCAACTGAAGGGCACGACCATCGACCTCGAGGATATCCAGCGCATGAACGATGCGTTAGATGTTCAAGACGAGAACGAGTATCGCGCGCGCGAGGCGATGGAGCGGCAAGCTCATGGCGGACGAGGTCCTTAAGAACTGGGTAGCACTTCTCGAATTTAAGGTCGACGCGGGTCAGGCGCGCGATCTGCTCCTGAAGGTCAATAGTGTCAGCACCGCCATCCTCGGTATTGCCGCGGCGATCGAGGCGGCGTCTCTCGCCTTCAAGGGTCTGCTTCTAAAATCATCCGAGGCGGTCGAATCCACGTCGTTCGTCGCGGAGCGAGCGGGCGGCAGCGTCAAGGACCTCACGGCCCTGCGCGAGGCTGCTGAGGCCACCGGCAACACATTCGCCGACGCCGACGCCTCGATCGAGGGGTTCTCGAAGCAGTGGCGCAACGGCTCCATCCAGAACACCGTGCGCGAGACATTGCGCCAGGCTGGAATGGCGAAGAAGGAGATCGATGAGCTTTTCGCAGCGGGAAACTTATTCCCGATCATACAGAAGACCATCGAGGCCATCAATGCCAAGAAAAATCCGGCTGCCGAGGACGCTTATAGGCGGCTGTTCGGCATCAATGAAAATCTCGGCCGATGGAACTACCCTGAATTCGAAAGGGTGATCAGGCGGACGGCGGAGCGTTGGGACAAGGCCGGCATCAATGTCGGGAAGCTCACCGAGAACAGCAGAAAGCTGCAGGGGTCCTGGCGCGAGCTGTGGAGCGCCGTCGATACCATCGTCAAATCGGTCACCGAGAAGCTCTCGCCGTACCTGACCGAGCAGATCGAGAAGATCGTCAAATTGCTCGACGAGAACGGCAAGGATATCCAGAAGTGGATCACCGAGACCGTCACGCAGCTCGGTGAATTCATTAAATCGATGAGGGGTCAAGCGAAGCCTGCTCTCGACGCCATGCACAATGTGATGACCCCGATCATCGCAAGTCTGCGCTGGTTGGTTAACACCTTCGCGCAGCTGACCGGGCAGACAAATAAATGGCAGGCCGCTATCGAGCTGCTGCTCGGGGTATTCATTCTGCGCATGCTTAGGGCCCGCGGAATTGTCACGAGCATTATCGCCCTTCTCGCGCGTCATCCGGTGATTGCTGGGATGTTGGCGCTTGGTCTCAGTAGTCTCTACGCAACACAGGAGCATCCAGAGATCGCGGGTTCTGGTGCAGGCGGCGTTGGTCCTCTGCCGGAAGTTCCAGAGGGACCGTCGGTCGGGGCAGGGCCGGGGCTCGGGATTTTACAGGCTCCCGGGAGGGCCTTGAAAAAAGGATGGGACTGGCTCACCGGGAAAAAGACAACCGACGCAACAGGCGGTCCGGTATCCGGCAGTGGTGGTCCTGGTCACGTCGGCGGTCAGTTAGATATCGAGGGAGAGCATTACCGATTTGGATCAGGTGGTCACGGCAACGCGCCAATCCCTCCTGGCGATTACCCAATTACGCCCAACACTATCGGTCCGTGGGGTCGGGCGCACGGCGCGCTCGGCATAAACAATAACGCTATTTGGGACTCGTCTCTCGGACGTATGCGTCGAGGGATAGAACTTCATGCTGGTTCCTCGGACCAGTTAATTACGGAAGGGTGCGTCGCTATCGCTGGCGCTCAGTGGCCGCAATTCAAAGAGCATGTGAAACGTATGATCGCCGCCCACGGTCGCGCCTTTTTGCACGTAGGCAAGGACGGTGCAGCCAGGGTCGATATATCTCCGAGTGCGGCCGGAGCGAGCGCTCGGCGTGATCCGAAGTTCGCGCCCTACACACCGCGTCCAGAGTCTCAAGAAGGCGCACCTCACACGGCTGCATCTCCGGGGGCAAGAGCGACGCCTGGTGCGTCGCCTTTCGGCAATCTCAATGCCGAGGAGATACGCGAGCGGTTCCGCCGGCCTGGTCCAGCGGGGACATTCCATCAGTCGTCGAACCGCTATTCATTTGGTCAGGAGGTGGCCGTAAACATCCACGGCAGTGACAACGATCCGGCGACGAAGGTCGGGAGTATGGCCGGGCCCATGCATGATGCGCGACTGCTGCGCAACACAAAGGGCGCCGTCGCGTGAATCCGATCACCGAATTCTTTGTCGGCCTCAGCTGGAAGATCGACGAACAGTCGAAGCGGAAGATGCTCGACCACATCGAGGATGTGGGCAAGCGCATCACCGAGCTTTCGCTGGCGTTCGTTGCCGGCGCCGCGGCGCGCTCGCAGGTCTTCGAGACCATCGTCGGCAGCCTGGACCATCTCTACTGGCAGGCGCAGCGCACACATTCCACTGTCGGGCAGATAAGGGCACTCGGCGGCGCTGCTGAAGCCGTCGGCACGCAAGCCGAGGTAATGACCCAGGCGCTGGAGAGCTTCAGCCAACAGCTCCGCCAGCTCGAAAACACGCCGGGCGGCGCCGCGCGTGTGCTCCGCGAGAACGGCGTCGAGCATCCAGAGACGAACACTGATGCGCAGAACTTAGTCGCGCTCATCAAGGCGCTGGAGAAGAAGTACCCGTACGGCACCGTCGTCTCGATAATGGCGGAGCACTACCATGTGTCCGAGATGGCTGTGTACACGGCCACCCGCAAAAATTTCGAGGAGGAGGTCAAGAAGTTCGAGCAGCGGGAGGGTCTGCACGGGATAGACCCCAAGGACCCGAACTTCGGTGAGAAAAGCGCGAAGCTCACCGAATCGAAAAACGAATTCGTCCAGTCGGTCGACACCATCCTCTACTCGGTTGCCGAACGGCTCGCCGGTCCGACTGGCGAGAAGCTCGAGAGGCTCACGGCGCTGATCGATGCAAACTCTGTAAAGATCAGGGATTTTCTGGTCGACGTCGGCAAGGCGTTAATGGCTCTGGCCGACGGTCTCATTCACCTGATCGAAACGAGAGACCAGTGGCTATCGCAGCTGAAGGAGATGGCCACTGGTTTTAAGAATTTCGCGGTCAACGTCAGCAAAGCTACCGTCAACACGGTTGGATGGAAGGGTGCCATCGAGCTGCTGCTGCTCTTGCTGATCGGACGGCGGCTCGGTACCGCGATCGGCGCGATTGGCGCGCTGGCCCTCGCATTCGCTTCGTTCATGAAGCTCTTCGGGGCGACGCCGGCCGAAGCCAACACTGGCAGCGCCCCTACAGGGGAAGGCGGCGGAGAAACCCCCGCAGGAGCCGCTGGGGGCGGCGCTGGTGCGGTTGGCGGCGGTGGGGCTGCTGTAGACCCCGGAGCCTACAGCGACACTCTACGGGGCCGCGCCGGGGGCGTGTTCTCTCGCGTGCGCGCCGGCTTGAACAAGCTGATGGGCGGCGCTGATCCTGGCGCTGGCAGCAAGGAGCGGTTCAATACCGCCGGGCTCTTCCAGCTGATGAAGCAGGCTGGCGCTTCCGACGCTGAGGCGCGAACGCTCGCGGCGATAGGGATGGCGGAATCTCGCGGTCGGCCGTCGGCGCTTAATCCGTACGGCCGGGACTACAGTTTCGGTCTCTGGCAGATCAACATGCTCGGTCGGATGGGGCCGGAACGCTTGAAGCGCTTCGGTCTTAAGTCGTACAGCGACCTCTATGACCCGAAAACCAACGCCCGTGTTGCTTTGCAGATGGCGCGCGAGGCGGGTGGCTATCGGGATTGGAGCACGTACTCGTCTGGCGCCTACCGCCAATTTTACGGCGGCGAGGCGCGTGCGACGCCGATGGGTCCAGGCCTCGGCGGACCGGTAGCGGCGACAGTGTCACCTCCCCCTATCGTTGCGCCGCTGATCGATAAGGAGAAGGCGAAGTTCCTGCACGACGGCTCGCGCTATTTCGACCTGCATGGCTTCAGGACCGACATACCCCCGGGTGTGCAGAACACCTGGAACAACACGATTAAAAATTCATCGACCAAGCAACACCTGACGATCGACGTGCACGGCATGTCGGACCCTCATGCCGTTGCGCAGCAGGTCACGAAAGCGGTTACCCGGGCGCACGACAACATGATAAAAGAGGCGACTGGTGGGCCGACGTCGGCGCTACCTAAGGGTACGAAGGAAACGAAAACAGGTCACGCCCCGCCAGGGGCGCAGTCGGGGGTCGGTGAGCGCAAGAGCGGCAATAATCATGCATTGCCAGCGCTCGTCATCGATAGGTAGGAGCCTCGATGGTCGATCTGATTGGCGATCTAGCCATACCGTACGCGCTGATCCAGCGACCCCGTCAGCGCATGATCGGAACTATTATCCCCGATGTCACGATCGAGGAGGTACACCACGACGAGCTGGTGATCACGGATCACCCGGTCGAGATCGGATCGACAATCTCTGATCATGCGTTCATGCGGCCCGTCGAGGTCCAGATGCGCGTCGGCTGGTCGGATTCGACAGAGCAGTCGGTCGGTTTTGTTCAGCGCGTCTACGAGGAGCTGCGCATACTCCAGGGAAGTCGCGAACCATTTAATGTGTCCACCGGGAAGCGTTCCTACAAAAATATGCTGATAGCATCACTGGCGATCACCACGGATAAGCAGAGCGAGTTTGCTCTCAGCTGCGTCGCCGGAATTCGAGAGGTGATTATCACCAGCACAAGCGGGGGGAGTGGTTTGGCAAGCAACAGCGCGCAATCCGATCCAGCCGCTACCGGCGGGGTGCAGCAGCTGGGTACGCAGCAGCTTGGGGCCTCCGGCCTGTTTGACGATGGGGGTGCCGGCATCGGATCGATCGGCGGCCTAAACAACGAGCCTGCGTAGGAGCTGGAAGATGGCCCAGAGGATCGTTTTTGAGATACCGCTGCAGCCCTCGACTGCGCAGCAATTCTATATTCCGTTGAACGGGATAAATTATCGACTGCGGTTTCTGTACATCAATGCCCCAGAGGGCGGGTGGATTATGGATATCGCCGACGGTCCGACTGATGATCCAATCGTCTGTGGCATCCCGCTTGTGCCCGGGGCCGATTTGCTAGCGCAGTACCAGTACCTTGGTATCGGCAGCATGTTCATCGTCAGCGCTGGTGACATGGCGGCGCCACCGACCTTCGACAATCTCGGCGTGACAACGAAGCTCTACTATGCGTACGCGGAGGCGATCGCGTGAGTCGCAACTGGATTCGCTACATCAAGTTGACGACGGGGGACGGGAACCAGTCGTACGACGTCTCCAACATGCGCATTAAATTTCGCATTTCCCACAAGACGACGCAGACGCCGAACATCGCCGATTTCACGATCTACAATCTGTCGGCTCAGACCGCCAACGCCATTTTCCAGCAGAGAAATTCGCGCGTCAGACTGGAAGCTGGGTACCAGGATAATCACGGCAAGATATACGAAGGCTGGGTCCAGCAGAAATATAAAGGCCGAGAGACGCCGACCGAGACCTTTGTGATGATCCGCAGTCAGGACGGCGACAAGGCTTACAACAATGCCACGAACAATGAGACGCTCAAGGCGGGGTCTAGCGCCCAGGATGTTAATAAGGCTGCATTCAAATCGATGCAGAAGCAGGACGAGACGTTGACCCAGGGCTATAACGGCCTCGAGTCCATATTTTCCAAAATCATCTACCCTCAGCCATTCGTCATGCGCGGGATGTCGCGGAAATTCCTGCGGGATATTACACACACGGCCAAGGGTCTATGGTTCATCACGAACGGTAAGCTGACGTTCATCAAGAGAAAGGACGACAGTATTCCTGGCGGCCCTATCGAGGTGAACGCGGCGACTGGCATGATAGGGTCTCCGCTCCAAACTTACGAGGGTGTGAAGGTCCGCGCGTTGATTAACCCAAACTTTGAGGTCGGCAGGCTTCTTCGGTTAAACAACGATTCTATTCAGGCCGGGCAGCTCGACCTATCGAACCAGGATGCATTTTCCACCAGCTCGTCGACGTTGCCTGGCCTTTCTCCATCTGGGACTTACCGAATTCTTTATATAGATTGGGTTGGCGACACGCACGGCATCCCGTGGTATGCCGAGATCGATTGCAATGCGGTGGAGAATCCGACACCGCTACCGCTGCAGGGAAGGCTGCCGGCATGAGCGACACAAGCGGGGCCAGCGGAGCTGGCTTCGATATCCGCGAGAGCTTTGAGGACGCAGAGGAGAGGATGCGCGCCGCCTTCGAGGGCATGATGCGCGAGATGTTTTTCTGCTTCCCCGTTCAAGCTGTCGAGGACAGCCAGGACGGGAAAAAGGTGAAACTCCAAATCCAGATCAAGTCCAAGGAGACGGACGTGATCAAGGGCGGCTCCAAATATGTGGATATCACCACGCTCGACGAGACCCCGATTCACTTCATCCGCGGCGGCGCCGACAAGGAGGGAAAGGGCGGCTGGTCACTCACGCACCCGATCAAAAAGGGCGACGAGGGTCTGGTGATCATCTCGTCGCGCGCGATGGACAAGTGGTACGACAAGGGTGGTACTCAGGAACCTACCGACGAGCGCATGAACCACCTCAGCGATGTATTTTTTATTCCCGGCATCAGTGCAAAGCCACGGCAGCTGAAAAATATATCGACGAAGACCGTGCAGCTGCGCAGCGATGATGAAGGCGGTGACGGAAAGCCGAAGCATGTGATCGACTTCGATCACTCGAATGGGACTATCACGACAAGTGTCGACAGCGGCCAGCATGTCACGGTGGTAGACAAAGGCAGCGGCATATCCCACAAGTCGTCCATGAAAGTTCATGTCGAAGCTCCCAAAATTACTACTAAGGGAACCTGGAACCATAACGGTGGACTTCGCGCCACAGAGACAATCCAGTCAGATATTGGTCTGAAGGCTCCCCAGATAGACGCCGCGCCAGGCAATCCGCCCGATGTCACGGAGTACACGTCGTGAGAGTGCGAAAGCTCGACAAGAACGGCGATATGTCGTTTGGCAATGGTCAGGATGATTTTTGGCGCGATGTACCGGATGGACCAGCACAATGTGTCAAAACTCGCCTGATGCTCTGGACAGGCGAGTGGTTCCTTGACCTCAACGAGGGCATGCCTTGGAACACCCAGGTTTTGGGGTATTATACAGGCACGACGCGCGATCCTGCGATCCGCGCGCGGATACTCGGTACGCAGGGGGTGAAGGGCTTCACCAATTACTCGAGCGCGCTTGATCGTGAGCCTCGGGCTTTTTCGGTGAACTGCCTTTTAGATACGGTGTATGGCGCGATCCCGTTTATTGGGCCGATCTGAATGGGAAACACCCCCGTAGCCTACGTCGACGAGTCCGGCATCCATGTGCCGGATTTTCCCACTGTTTTGTCGTTCATGCAGGCGTCGTACCGCGCCATCTATGGCGAGGACACTTACCTCGATCCAGACAGCCAAGACGGCCAGTTTATCAGCATTCTTGCGACAGCAATCCTCGACGCCAACGCAATGGCCGTGCAGGTCTACAATGCCTACAGCCCGGCGACGGCGCAGGGGACTGGTCTATCGAGCGTTGTCAAGATCAATGGAATTGCCAGAAAGGTGCCCTCCCGTTCGACATGCGACGTCATCGTAGTCGGCCAGGCGGGGACGCTCATCACGGATGGACTGGTCCAAGACGAATCTGGGTTCACCTGGAGCCTGCCGCCATTGGTTGAAATTCCCTATTCGGGGCAGATCATCCAGACCGTTACCTGTACCATATTGGGTTCCATAGCTGCACCAGCCGGATCAATTAATTCAATCGTCAATACACAGCCGGGCTGGCAATCAATAGTTAACCAGGTCGATGCGACGCCAGGGCTTCCTGTGGAGACCGATCCTCAGCTTAAGGCGCGGCAGACCTTGTCGACAGCGATCCCGTCAGAAGGGCTGATTGAAGGTCTGGTTGGCGCTCTGTGGACGCTTGCTGATGTGCGGCAAATCGCAGCCTTCGAAAACGATACCGACGCACCTGATGATAACGGTATTCCGGGCCATTGCGTATCGATCGTCATCGACGGCGGTGACGCCAATGTCATTGCTACGACGATCCAGCTCAAGAAGGGCGGCGGGGTTGGGACCTACGGCAACGAGATTTTTACCCTCACAAACAGGTGGGGGATTCCGCACAGGATCGCCTTTTTCAGGCCCATACAGGTGCAGGTCACATGGGTCGTAACACTCGACACCTTCACCAATTATACAAGCAATACCGAGCAGGCGATTGCTGTGGCCTTAAGTAATTGGACAAACAATCTGGGGATAGGAACCAATGTCAAAGTGGGGCGCGCCTATGTTCCGGCCAACCTCGGCGGAGGGGCTGGCAGCGAAACATTCGATGTTCTCGACCTAACTGTCGCTAGAGATGGTCTTGCTCCGGGGGAATCTGACGTGGCGATTGCGTTCAATGAGCAGCCTGTCTGCTTGCCGCAATTTGTCCAGTTCCGATACCCGGATGCTCCCTGATGCGGACACTTGAGCAGTACCTCGATTTTATCACCAGCGAGCACCAAAATAAGCCGAAGTTCGCGGCGTCCCTCGCGGCGGCGGTTGGGCCACTGGCCGATTTGCAAGCCTTCCTGCAGACCGTGCCCTCTCTATTTGATCTGGACAATGCGATCGGCGTACAGCTCGACGCCACGGGTCTATGGATTGGCAGAAGGCGTTTCATTCCGCAGCCGCTGCCGAATATGTGGTTCTCGTTCGATACCCCCTTCAAGGGCTTCGACGAGGGTTTTTGGAAAGGTCCGTTCGACGTCGGTACGATGCTGGACAGACTCGATGACAATACATTTCGCCGGTTACTGAGAGCAAAAATATTGTCCAACAACTGGGACGGAACTATTCCCAGTGCGCAGTTCATTATCGACACATTTTTCGGTCTAGCTCTCCCCCCGCGGCCGATCACGCCAGTGGACTTCGACTCCGAATTTACCACCGACTTCAATATTCTCACAGGTTATCCAGATTTTAATTCGGATTTTAATTCGGATTTTGCGATCGACGTGCCTTCGCCGATCAGTCCGGGCACGCATATTCTCGTCGACGACGAGGCCGACGTCTCGACCACACGTTCCTTTTTTGCATTCGACGACCCGGCCAGGGGGTGCGATGGTCCTGCGGTATGGTTCCAGGAAGGTATGACAATCTCCACGTTGCCGTCGCTCAATATGCGGGTTACTGTGGCCGTGGCGGGGAAAATCCCGCCGATCGTCGATCTGGAAATTCTAGCGCAGAATCTAATTCCGCTTTCCATCGGGGGCGTCGATCAAAGGGTACGAGTTGTCACGGTCGATAATACGCCGCTGTTTGGCTTCGATCTGGATAATGAGTACGTCGCGGGATTTGGGTCAGGTTCTTGGGGTGCGAGCCCTCAGTTCGTCGTCGACCAGCTGCTAGAAGAGTGAGATCGGGCCTATGCCGAACGCAAACCAACTTTATCCCTTCGCAACAGGCGACGGCGCCAACGTTATCGATGCCGCCCTTTGGCAAGCGGCCAATGCGCGACAAACCGGCTTCCAAGCGGGCATCGCCGAATCGTCTCAAGTGAATACGGCAATCAGGCAGGCTGCTTTTGCGGCGGCCATGATTGGACAATTCACAGCAGGGTACGGTCCTGCCGACGTTCTTGATGACGGCAATGTCACGGAATTCGAGAATAATTTCGTCGCAGCACTGGGGGCTGCAATACAGGCGCTGATCCCGGCCGGATTGCTTTACGAGGGGAGTGATACAGGCACGCAGAATGCGGCGCAGGTTACCTCCGTTGTGCCGGCGCTGACGACCTGGACTGCCGGGAAAACCATCCTCGTACACAAAATGGGCTCAGCCAACAGCGGGGCCTCTACTCTTACGGTTTTGGGGGTTACCCGC